CTAGTTTTCTTGTGACCCCTGAATGACCCCTTCCAATTTATCTGCTATATCGCCATGTCGGCTAGGGTATAGGTGGCTATAAATATTGAGGGTGGTTTCCACTCGCTCGTGACCCAATCTCTCGCTAATGGCTAAAGGTGAGACTCCTAATTCAATCAGCATAGAGGCGTGACTATGGCGCAGGTCGTGGACCCTAATTCTTGGTAGCCCAACCTTGTCTGCTCCCGTCCTAAGCGTCTTGCCATAACTATATACCCCTAAGGTAAATAATCGCTCTGACGGCCTGTAATAGGGCAATTTAGAGGTGTAGTCATTTAGTAGTTTGAATATTGAGGGTGGCAAGGTAATGATGCGATTAGATTTAGGTGTCTTTGGCTCGGTGATCATATCGACTCCGTCAATCTTAACATAGGTCTTAGATATGCTGACAGTCTTTGCTTCCTGGTCGAAGTCTGATAGGGTTAATGCCTGCAGCTCTCCAATCCGCATGCCGGAATAAAATAAAAGAGAGAACGCCAGCTGGTAGTAGATATTGTCTTCTACGGTATACAGGAAGGTGTCGAATTGGTCCTTTGTCCAGAATGCTACCTCACCGTTCCTGGTGCTCTTACCAATGGTCCCTGCCACTCTGACAGGGTTATTTTTTATGCCATGGAATTTAAGTGCATAGTTAAAGATAGCGGATAGGTTGGCATTGACGGTCCTTAGTGTCGTCTGGGCTATCTTTTCGCCTCGATTAGTTGGTTGATTCATAAGCCAGTTTTGCCATCGTCTGACTGTTTTAGCATCTATATCTAGCATAGATTGATGGCCGAAAAACGGGACCATCAGCCGATAGATTATCTTACGCTTGTTTAGCATGGTGACTGGCTTCAATCGATGAGAGCAGTCTTCCAGGTAAAGTTCGACGAAGGACTCGAATGTCATATCGGATGCGCCAGATACCTTTTTCTTATACTCTTGCTCGAATGCCATGGCCTCTCGCTTGGTCTTAAAGCCGCGCTTGGTCTTATAGCGTCTTATGCCAAGGTCGTCCATATAGCTTACTTTGGCCATCCAGGTCTTTCTGGTCTTATCCTGTCTTACGCTCATTGTAGTACCTCCTTCGTTGTGGTACAATAAGGGTATAGCAAATAGCCCCATTGTGTGGGTGTTTTGTGGTAGCTCCACCGATTACTGTTTGGCGACGGGTCGGTGGGGCTTTTTTGTGTTTTAATGGTGTTGCTTAGCATTTTTGCTGGCGTTAGCAAGTCAATCGAGTTGAGCCATATATACAAAAAGTGCCCTGGATAATCCAAGGCACCGAAAAGTCTCGAGATGGTTTTCATGGCCGGTTCACGCCGACTTCGTGCCTTAATTATAACATATATACATAGGTCAATCAATGATGTTGCCGAACGCTTTTTATTGTTCTAACCGATTGGAATCCCAACTGTTTAAAATCACCAGCTTTTCTTTTCCAAGTAAATTCCTAAAGTGTACATTTTATTTTATAAACCGCCCCATTTCTTTTGGAAGCCCGTAGTACTCTAGTACACCGCCAATCGTTTCGATTGAATATTCCTCGTGGCTACCATCAATCAACAAGTTTGTGGCGAATTCGTTAGCTTCTCGCTCAATCTTAAGTTTGGACGTTAGACTCAACCTGGACAGTTTCGGCGTCTTCTCATCTGGGTGGAGAAGAGCGTGTCCCAATTCGTGCGCACAAGTGAAGCGGCGTTTATGGGAACTCAGATTTCGATTAAGAACAATCAATTTAATGCGTCTGACTCTAGTGTAATAACCCATGACCTCTCCCAGGTCAGTTTCTAATATGTAAATTCCCTTGGACTCAGCAATCTTAAATGGATCTCTCGACTTCAAGGATTTAATATAACGTTTTAACTCCAATCATGATTCACCTCGATATTTCTTAGGCGTGTACTTACGCTTAGCTTCCATCTTAGCAATACGCACAGCCTGCTCTAATGATGCAATTAGTAGCTCTTTGGTTTCCTCACTAAACTCTTCCGTTTCCTTGGAGTATTTGAGGCCATCCAGGTCTTCTATCAAGCGTTCAAGGTCTGCTTGGATAGATGGTTCGTCTTTTTCCGTCAAGGCATAGTATGGTGTTTCTGTTCGCCCTAGCAAGTAGTCAGTGCTGACCTGGAAGTAGTCAGCGACTTTTTGAACTTTATCGATACCAGGGATTCGGGTGTCCCATCTACTGACAGTACCCGCCCCTAAACCTAAGCTGCGTTCTAACTCTGCGATGGTTATTTTTTTAGCACCGCAAAGTTCACGAACCTTGTCTACAATTGACATAATTACCAACTCCTAAGAGCTAACCGAAAAATATTTTTGCTTAAACGCAAATTTAGTGTTGACAGATTGCGTATAAGCAATTATACTTAACGTGTAAGCTAAATTGTTAAGCAAACATTTGACGCTTATTTATCTGAATAAAGTCCGCCAAGACAATGATAATGTACGCCTTAAAGTGTATGCTTATTTCTTATGCTTACACAATAGCATATACGCAAACGAATGTCAATTATAATTGCGTATGCGAATTGTCAATAAGCAATATTTTCTATAGGAAGGAGGATGGTTATGTCATTCGAAAAGCGAGTGAAGATTGCGCTCATTAAAAAAGATATGACTTTGGCAGATTTGGCACGCGAGATGGATATCACCCGCGCCTATCTAGGAGACCTACTTAAAGGAAACCGACAGACGCCAGATCGTATCGCTCAAATCAAAGACATCTTAAAAGATGATTTAGAAGAGGAGGAATAAAAGTGTCGACAGCAGTCAAAAGTCAAAATTACACAGTGCAAGAAGTGGCTGACCTGTTAGGATGCAGCAAAAGCCACGCTTACAAGCTAGTCCGTCAAATCAACAAAGACTTGAAAGAGAAGAATTTCTTGGTATTACCAGGCAAAGTAAATAAGCTAGCGTTCCATGCAGTAGCGGGAGGAGCACCGGAATGAAATTATCAATGAAGAACATTCACATTTACGCCTGTATCTTCTTGTATATCATGTGCTTCTTTACCGCTATCTGGGCGTGGTGGTGCAACGGATGTCAGCCAGGAGGAGATCCAGTGGCTAACGGAGTCATCATCATCGCAATGGTAATTGGTGGTATTGCAACAGGATTATATGAGGAAGGAGTAAAGAATAGTGCATTATGATGACTTGCCACGTTTCGCAAAATTGAACGCGATTAAGCAGGTGCCAAACGGCTATAGCGTGTACGACTATCGCTACACAGAGGAAGGTCTAATCATGACCTGCATCCGAGAGAAACGACATGAGACGGCGCTAGAGCAGTTGGAGCATTCTGTTGAAGAATATAAAAAGACTCGCGAACACACGCATATTAAGGACATCGTGGAGTTCGCGAGACTGTTAGAGAAGACCTTATAAAGGTCACTCATAGATAAGGAGATTATAACATGAAATGTGTAAAAAAAGAAGAAAGAATTTATGTCGGAGAATACACTACAGCCAAGTACCCACAGGTCCGCATTGAACGTGAAGCCTACGAAAAATTGTGCTTCATCGCAAACGAGACCGACCGTACATTGAATGATATCGTGACGACTTGCATCGATTTCGCTATTAGCCAAATGTCTTGCGAAGTCGAAGAAATCAAAGTCGAGCGTCGTGTGTTCCGATTAGCTGGGGAGGAAGTCTAATGACAATAAAAATTGCATCACTCACTACCGAAAATGTAAAGCGCGTCAAGTCCGTACACATTGAACCTAGTCCAAACGGACTAACAATTATCGGGGGTAATAACAACAATGGTAAAACGAGTATTTTAGACTCAATCGCCTGGGCCCTAGGCGGCAATAAGTACCGTCCTAGCAAAGCGCAACGTGAGGGGTCAGTAGTTCCGCCAACGATTAACCTCAAGCTATCGAACGGACTTATCGTTGAGCGGAAAGGGAAGAACAGCGACCTGAAGGTGACAGACCCAACTGGCAACAAAGCAGGTCAAAACTTATTGGATAGCTTTGTCGAAGAACTGGCTATCAACCTGCCTAAATTCATTAACTCTAGCGATAAGGAGAAGGCTAACACCTTACTTGAAATCATTGGGGTTGGCCAACAATTGTACGAGTTAGAATGCCAAGAAAAAGAAAAGTACAACATGCGCCGGTCAATTGGTCAAATAGCCGACCAAAAGGAAAAGTTTGCCAAAGAGCAGCCGTTCTATCCAGAGGCTCCGAAGAACTTGGTCTCTATTACAGACCTCATCACGCAACAACAAGATATTCTAGCTAAGAACGGTGAGAATCAACGTAAGCGTGATATGACCGACCAGCTACATCGCCAAGCTACTCAATTGATGGCAGAGATTGAGCGACAAGAGAATACCTTGGCCAATCTAAAAGAACAATATCAAAGCGTCTTACGCGATTACGACGTGGCACAGAAGACATCCGAGCAACTCCAAGATGAATCAACCGAGGAGCTCGAAGAGTCAATTGCAAACATTGAAGCTATCAATATTAAAGTGAGGGCTAACCTGGACAGAGAGAAAGCCGAACAGGATGCTGCAGAGTATCGTGCTCAATACAGTAGCTTGACCACAGAGATTGAATCGCTTCGTAAACAGCGTATGGATCTATTGCAAAATGCAGACCTACCGTTAGATGGCCTTTCGGTTGAAGATGGCGAGTTACTTTATAACGGACAGCGTTGGGATAACATGTCAGGCTCTCAGCAGCTCATGGTATCAACCGCTATTGTCCGTAAGCTGAAGCCAGAATGTGGTTTCGTCCTCATCGACAAGCTCGAACAAATGGATATGCAGACGCTCAATGAATTTGGCGCATGGCTCGAACAAGAGGGCCTCCAAGCCATCGCAACACGAGTATCCACTGGCGATGAATGCTCTATCATCATCGAAGATGGATATGTTAAGAATTCGGAATCAGCGCCTGCTGCCCCACCTACACCGAAGTGGGAAGCCGGTAAATTTTAGAAAGGGGAATGACAATGAATATTACAAGAGGAGTTCAGGCTAGAGCCCAGAAGACTGTTATCTACGGTCCCGAAGGGGTCGGTAAATCAAAATTAGCAAGTCAGTTTCCAGAGCCTCTCTTCATCGATACAGAAGGGTCCACAGGCAACATGGATGTGGCACGATTGGATAAGCCAACAAGCTGGACAATGTTAATGAATCAGATTGCTTTTGTCAAAAGTAATCCGACAGTTTGTAAGTCTTTGGTTATCGACACTATCGATTGGGCAGAGCGTCTCTGCATCGAGCACATCTGCGCTAGCCATAACAAAAAAGGGATTGAAGACTTTGGTTACGGCAATGGCTATACCTATGTATCAGAGGAATTTGGTCGCTTGCTGAATCGGCTTCAAGAGTTAGTCGATATCGGTGTGAACGTGGTTTTAACAGCGCATGCCCAAATCAAAAAATTTGAGCAGCCAGATGAAATGGGGGCCTATGATCGCTGGGAATTGAAGCTAGGTAAGAAGACCACCTCTCAAACAGCGCCTCTAGTAAAAGAATGGTGCGACTTACTTCTATTCTGTAACTACAAAACGCATGTTGTGGCTTCCGACGACAAAGGCAAGAAGCATAAGGCCCAAGGTGGAACCAGGGTCATGTACACTGAGCACCATCCAGCGTGGGATGCTAAGAACCGCCACGGTTTACCGTTTGAAGTCCCATTGGCGTATGGTTCAATCGCCCACATTTTCGAACGCCAAGCGCAATCGCCACAGTCAAATCCAACACCTGTACAACCGGCTCCTAAGCCAACGCAACCTGTGCAAACAGTGCAACAAACACCACCTGTCGCTCACCCACAACAAGCACCTACCGCGGAACCCGTATTAGCTCAAGCAGTAGCAGAGGCTAACGAAGCAGAGCAAACAGCACTCTTTGGTGATGGTATCCCAGATGCTCTCCGAGATCTAATGAGAGCTAATGCAGTAACCTCTCAAGAGATTGAACGTGCGGTGGCTGAAAAAGGCTTCTACCCACTGGGGACACCAATAGCTAATTATGACCCTGGCTTTATCGACGGTGTCTTAGTAGCAGCATGGGGCCAAGTATTTGAACACATCAAAAAAGATAGAAAATTACCATTTTAGGAGGAAGTGCAATGAGCCAAATCAACTTAAATCTATCTCAGTTAGCAAATGGAGGTATTCAGGAGAAGATAAACTCCGAATTAGAAAAAGTCTTAGATAACATCATGGACCCAAATACTAGCCCTAAAGAAAAACGGAAGCTTGTCATCACCTTAACCTTTTCGCCTAACGAAGACCGCTCGCTCATCACAACAGAAGCGAATATCAAACCTAGCCTAGCAGCTCAGAACAATGTATCTACGATGATCATGGCTGAGAAAGATTGGAAAACAGGTGAAATATACGCTAATGAACTTCAAAGTGGAGCGAAGGGCCAAACTTTCTTCGATAATGACGGCTATCTTCGGACCGACACAGGCGAGTTAATCGAGGATAAGGCGGAAAACTCAACAATCGTAGACTTTAATAAAAAACGTGCCTCTAACTAAGAAAGGAAGTAAAAATCATGTCAGAAAATATTAAAGAAGCTTTAGAATACGCAGTCGACTTATCAAGAGATGCTGAACCTATTTTGATAGATGACGCAGGAGATGAGTGGTACGACGCGAATCGCTATAACATGAAGCCATTGGAGTCGCCTGTTTACTTACCTAAAACAATGGAGCTTAGCACATTGACTGGTTTGGTAGATTATATCAAATCAGGGCTCAATGAACTAAGCTAGCAAAATCTAATTGTTCAAGTCGCGGGGCCTCGCCTGGTTAATGTTTATGCAGAAGATGAATGCATGTATAAGAAACGAGCTCATCTTGTTGAGGTATCTGCAATTGGCTTGATTCCAAACCTTACACTGGACCACTACATGGATCAAGAGACATTCAACATTGAATTGCAATCTAAGTATGAAGATGCAAACGACCGGAATCTGCTCCTTGAATTCACCTCTAAAGTAAAAGTTGAATCAGGAAGCGAAACGACCGACAATGGTGTGTCTCAAATCACGACAATTAAGAATGGCGCTGCCAGCTTAACAAAAGCCGTAGTTCCTAATCCAGTTAACTTGAAGCCTCGACGGACTTTCTTGGAGGTAGAACAGCCAGCTAGCTTATTCGTTTTCCGTATGAATAAGCAAGGCGAACTAGGTTTATTCGAGGCAGATGGTGGAGCATGGCGCTTAGAAGCAATTCAAAACATCGCTAACTATCTCAAAGAACAATTAAAAGACCACGAAAATGTCACTATTTTAGCTTAATAACAGGAGGAAATAAAAATGACAGAACAATACAACAACTTCGAGCGTGAATTAGATTGGAACGACCAAATTACCCAGGACAGCGAATTCGTCATCCTAGAACCAGGCGAGTATTGGTTCAAAGTTGAAAAGTTTGAACGTGGCCGTCACACACCTAACCCTCAAAACCCAGGTAAACTACCAGCCTGCAACAAGGCAGTCCTAACATTGGAAATCGTAACAAATGATGGCCAAACCAAGAAATTGACCCACAACCTATTCTTACACTCACGCACAGAGGGAATGTTATCAGCCTTCTTCGGGGCAATTGGCCAGAAGAAACACAAGGAACCTCTCCAAATGAATTGGAACCTAGTCCCTGGCGCTGTCGGCGTTTGCTTCATCAAGAAAGGCCTATCTCGCAACGGCAACGAGTTTAACGAAGTCGGCTACATGATCTATCAAGATGATGTCGACCCAACCAAACAGTTAAACCAACGCCCAGGGATGGCAACACAACCTATGATGCAAGCACATCCTCAATTCCAACAACAACCACCTGTGCAACAGTATCAGCAACAACCATTACCTACACCTCAGCCTCAACAATGGCAACAAGGTAGCTTCTAATAGGTGACTCGAATGGAATTACGACCTTATCAACAAGAAGCCCGTGAGTCCATTCAACGAGAATGGGAGAACGGCAATAAGAAAACCCTGCTGGTATTACCGACAGGGTGTGGGAAGACAATCGTCTTTTCCAAAGTAATCGAAGACCGAGTGAGAAAGGGCGAGCGAGTGCTCGTCCTAGCTCATAGGTCAGAGTTGCTAGAACAGGCAAGCGACAAGCTAAAACAATCAACAGGCCTCAATACGGCCACAGAAAAAGCAGAAGAAACAAGCATTGGTAGTTGGTTCCGCGTAGTAGTTGGTTCAGTCCAAACGCTCCAGCGTGACAAAAGGCTTAGAAAATTCGCCAAGGACCATTTCGACACGATTGTGGTTGACGAAGCGCATCACTGCATTTCTGACGGCTATCAACGAGTGCTCGGGCATTTCGACCAAGCAAATGTGTTGGGCGTGACAGCAACGCCGGACCGTGGAGATATGCGTAACCTAGGCACTTACTTCCAATCATTGGCTTACGAATACACCTTGCCTAAAGCGATTAAAGAAGGGTATTTATCTAAGATTAAGGCACTCACAATTCCTTTGACCTTGGACCTTTCAGGTGTTGGTACTCAAGCTGGGGACTTTAAATCAAGCGACCTAAGCTCTGCGCTAGATCCATACCTTTATCAAATTGCCGATGAGATGGCTAAACAATGCCAGGACCGTAAGACTGTGGTATTCCTACCTCTCGTTAAGACGAGCCAAAAATTCCGCGATATTCTCAACGAGCGCGGCTTTAAGGCTGCAGAGGTGAATGGTGAGTCCAAAGACCGGGCAGAGGTCCTAAAAGACTTCGAAGATGGCAAATACAATGTGCTTTGTAATTCGATGCTGCTAACTGAAGGCTGGGATTGTCCATCAGTCGACTGTGTGGTGGTCCTCAGACCGACAAAGGTCAGGGCCCTCTATAGCCAAATGGTAGGGCGTGGCACTCGGTTATTTCCAGGTAAAGAAGAGTTACTGTTACTAGACTTCCTATGGCACACAGAACGGCACGATTTATGCCGGCCAGCAAGTATTATTGCAACCGACGAAGCCGTTGCTAAAGCGATGACTAAACGCTCAGAGGAAGCAGCTAACGTGGCCGTGGGCATCATGGAACTAGAAGAGGTAGCTGTTAAGGATGCCGTCGCAGAACGTGAAGAAGCACTGGCTAAAAAATTATCTGAGATGCGCAAACGTAAACGGTCGTTGGTAGACCCTCTGCAGTTTGAAATGAGTATTCAAGCAGAAGACTTAGCCAATTATGTTCCCGCATTTGGCTGGGAAGCTGGTCCGCCGTCTGAAAAACAACTGAAGGCACTAGAGAAATCTGGTATCTTCCCAGACGAGGTAGAGAATGCCGGTAAAGCCAAGCTAATCCTTGATCGCCTTGATAAGAGACGAAGCGAAGGGTTAGCGACGCCAAAACAAATAAGATGCCTAGAGCGGTATGGATTCCGCAACGTAGGCATCTGGAAATTCGATAATGCTAAGCGACTTATCGACCGGATTGCAGCCAATAACTGGCGCGTCCCTCGTGGTGTCGATGTCGCTAGTTATGAGGGGTGAGAATTATGTTATTAGTATCAGTAATCATCAACCTGGTAATCCTATATTTTTACTCATACTATCTAGCGATAGAACTGGGTAAGATGGAAGATAGGATAGATGAGAAGATACGGCTACTCAAAGACTATATCGCAAAGAGCTTTACCGATAGGCGTTAATACATAGTACGAACGTTCCCATCTAAGCTCCTCGTTTTCGTCAAGAGTTGCCCCTGAGTTTTTAAACATATTAACTAGTTGTTCCTCTCCTAGTTCGTACCTATGCTGAAATTCATCGGCACTAAGTTGAGCACCAATTATATGTTCAATTAGGTTAGCATATTCCAACGATGATAGGTGTAAGTCGTAATTAGCATAACAAGAATCCCCAACAATTAACAATGTTGGACCAAGCGCCCGTTGTGAAACATCTCCAGCTTCACCCGCATAAAGACGGATGAAAGGTGCTACCAACAGATTAAAATAGATGTGTTTTAACAAGACTGCTTGATTAGGCGTCATATTTGAAATGATAGTGCTAAACACAGGTAGCACACGATTATTCTTCCGATTATCTAAGGTAGAAGTAATCAGTGCGGCGAACATATCGCGAATCTGTTCCTCGTTTAGCTGGTATCTTAAATCCTCAATCGCTTTAATCGTCAGATTGATTTTAGAATCATCTCGATTTTCTTTTGGGATATCGTTAATAGTCTCTCGAAGACTCTCCTGGAATTTTTCGAGGTCATAATTTCGTTGGATATTAAACCTACGAACCGGATCAAAAAGAAGATGAAATATCCCTTCAAGAACATCTTTTCCTGCATTTCCAACTGATTCAGCAATAGGTTTTGCTAACGCATCGCCTGTCTCTGAAGAGATTGGAAGTTGTGGGAGATTTGAATCCATACAAGACACATCCTTATACGTGTATTTTTAATCACATTATATCACACAGAGAAAGAAGGTGATACCTTGTCAGAAATTAAATTAACTGAGCTACTCGAATATGTCGACCCTGCATTGTGCTCCTACCAGGAATGGGTCAACGTCGGGATGGCCCTCAAGCACGAAGGTTACACAGCCATGGACTGGGACTCATGGTCCAAAGGAGACCATTCACGCTATCACGCAGGTGAATGTTTTAAGAAATGGGACTCTTTCGAAGGTAGCAACACCCCGGTTACCGGTGGTACCATTTACCAAATGGCAGTCGATGGCGGCTATGAACCGCCAAGGTCATACGACGATGGCCGAGGAGAACTCGACTGGGACAGTACAATCAAGTATGACAACGACTATAAAATCATCGATAAAGACTGGGTAGAAGCCAAAGAAATTAAAGAGCCTGATCACTGGAATCCAGTGGCGGAAATCACCAAATACCTCGAAATCTTATTCGATAGCACTGAAAACGTCGGTTATGTGACTGAGACGTGGGAGAAGGATGGCAAGCATCTACCGACCTCTGGCTCATACGACCGAACAGCAGGTGAGTTAATCCAACTCCTAAATCGATGTGAGGGGGACCTAGGAAGAGTGTTCGGGGACCCGAAAGAAGAAGCCGGTGCTTGGATTCGATTCAACCCATTGGATGGTAAAGGCGTCAAAAATGACAACGTGACGGATTATCGGTATGCCTTGGTCGAGTCAGACAGCACGGACCTGGCGAAACAAAACGCCATCATCCGAGAGTTAGAGCTTCCCGTTGCTTGCTTGGTCTATAGCGGTGGTAAATCCGTACACGCTATCGTCAGAGTTGAGGCAAAAGACTACAACGAATATCGGACTCGTGTTGACTACCTGTATAGCGTCTGTAAGAAGAACGGCCTAGCGGTCGATTCTCAAAACAAGAACCCTAGCCGCCTTAGCCGCATGCCAGGGGTCATTCGGAATGGCCACAAGCAGTTCCTAATTGATACCAACATCGGTAAAGCTAGCTGGGATGAATGGTACAAGCATATCGAAGACTTAAACGATGATTTGCCGGACCCAGAGGGGCTAGAAGATTTCTGGAATAACATGCCAGACCTTGCCCCTGAGTTAATCCATGGCGTTTTACGTCAAGGTCACAAAATGCTAATGGCCGGCCCATCTAAGGCTGGTAAGTCATTCGCGCTCATCGAGTTATCAATCGCTATCGCAGAAGGTAGCAAATGGCTTGGATGGCAGTGTGAAAAAGGGCGCGTCCTCTATGTCAACTTAGAGCTAGACCGAGCATCTTGCTTACACCGGTTCAAAGACGTTTATAAAGGCCTAGGAGTTGCACCACATAACTTAGGTAACATCGATATTTGGAACCTGCGTGGTAAGACCGTACCAATGGATAAACTGGCACCTAAGCTTATCCGGCGAGCAGCCAAAAAACATTACACAGCGGTCATCATTGACCCGATTTACAAGGTCCTAACCGGTGACGAGAACAGTGCTGATCAGATGGCACACTTTACCAACCAGTTTGACAAGGTGGCCACAGAGTTAGGCGCATCCGTTATCTACTGCCACCACCACTCTAAAGGGTCTCAAGGCGGGAAGAAATCCATGGACCGTGCAAGTGGTTCCGGAGTATTTGCTCGCGACCCAGACGCTTTAATCGACTTAGTAGAACTCGAAATCAACGAAAGTCTAGCTACTCAACAGTTAGATAAAGCTAAGTGCCAAATCTACAAAGAGAGCCTCTTAGAGCTCAATAAGCGATACTACGAGAAGTATGTCGGCCTTGATGACCTAGAGTCCGCTTATCAAATGAAAGAACACGCGCTCAAGGCAATCACCACTTCTCAATATTACGAAGTGAATCAGCGGATTAAGGCAGCTGAACGTGAACAGAAACAACGGACTGCTTGGAGAGTTGAAGGGACGCTCCGAGAGTTCGCGAAGTTCGAGCCAGTCAATATCTGGTTCGGGTATCCAGTGCACACAGTCGATGATTCAGGCGTCCTAAATGATGTCGAGCCAGAAGATGCTCAACCGACCTGGAAGAAGAATTTCGACAAGAGAAAGTCTCCTGATGAAAAGAAGGAAGAGCGCAAGCATTCGTTCGACACGGCTTACAGCGCACTCAATGATGGTATCGAGCCAGTCACGATTGACGGCCTGGCAGAGTACCTAGGTATCTCAGATAAGACAGTTAGACGTCGTGTAAAGGAAGCCGGAAGTTATAAAATTGAAGGTAATTCTGTTATCAAAGTAGACTAGAAAAAACAGGCATGGACAAGACAAAATCGAGGACATTTTTCGAGGACGTCCTCGATGGACATTTTCGATTTTGTCCGTGTCCGAAGCTCGAAAATGACCTTTGGACAAACTCGAGACATTTTCGATTTTGTCTCCGGGACAGACACGCTATACCTCTTTCGAGGGTAAATAAGCGGGTGTCCCTGGCAGGTCCAAGGCAAGAACAGGAACAGGAACAGGGGGCTAAGGCTCCGCCCCCTGTAACCCTGTCCGTGTCTGTCCTTGCCAAAGCGCGAGAAAAAGAGAAAAATTTTTTGAGGTGAAAAATATGCGGAAGAAAAAACAACGTTCAAAAAAACTGGATGTGGCGAAAAAAATGCCGCCACTTTATCACACCATTCCAGGCAAGCCGTTCTCGCTAGAAGAATCCGAGGTACTAGAGTGGCTATCGAGTCAAGGCGAGTTGCAACTGTGGTTATTCAATCAGCTGAGCTATGCGGGATACATCGAATACGACCCAGAGACTGGACTATGGAGTGGTATCGAATGCTAGAGTTCTTTATCCCACTCAAAAAGATTCCGACCGTCACTCATCAGCAAAAGAAAGCAGCAGTCAAAAACGGCAAGCCGGTATTCTATGAAGACGAAAAGCTGAAGCTAGCAAGAGAGTTATTCATGGCCCATCTGTCGAACTACAGGCCTGATACAAAATTAGAGGGGCCTATCCGGCTCACGACTAAGTGGCTATTCCCTCTAACGAAAGGCAAACAGAATGGCGAGTATAAAGTCACTAAGCCAGACACCGATAATCTCATCAAACTCTTTAAGGATTGTATGACGAAACTTGGCTATTGGTATGACGATGCTCAAGTCGCTAGCGATATCATCGAGAAGTTCCACAGTGAGGTGGTCGGGATCTATGTAAAAATCGAATCATTGGAGATGGGGACATGGACATGATAATTATCTTAGCTGCGATCACAGCATTCGTATCGCTAGGATTGCTGGTATCAGATGTGCGATTCAACGAAAAAGGAGAAAATGACAATGAATGATTTAATTGAAAAAGTAAATCAATGGTTTTTTGACCGAGACCTGGACGAAGGCGATGGCTTAGGTCAACTGCAGAAATTACACGAAGAGGTCTACGAGTTAGCTGAAGCAAGGATAGTCAATGACTTTTCTGCTGAGGTAGACGCAGTTGGAGACATTACAGTGGTCTTGATTGGCTACTGCCTGCAACGGGGCCTGGACTTCGAGAAATGCTTAGAGTCGGCCTACAACGAAATCAAAGGACGGACCGGCAAAGTCGTGGATGGGGTGTTCGTTAAAGATGAGTAATATTACCGTATATTCCAAACCAAACTGCATGCAGTGTGAGTTTACAAAGAAATGGCTACACAACAACGGATTGTCGTATACAGCTATCGATGTTACGAAAGACGAGCTTAGCTTGGATTATATCAAGCGCCTAGGTTATCAAAATCTACCTGTGGTGGTAGTGGACGAAGGCGACAAGCACTGGTTCGGATTCCGACCAGATCTATTAGAAGAATTGAAGGAGAGCAGCAAATGATTAAAATTTACAAAGTTAACACACTCGAGAAATTTGAGTATCTACTTAACACCTTGCATGAGCGAGGTGCTGAGTGGAGTAATGGGGAACCTTTATACAGTAAAAAACAAATCCATAGTATTTGGGGTGATTGTGGAGATGGTGTTGTTATTTACAAAAGTTGTGAGTCAGTAACATTTTCTAACTTTGGATACATCGAGAAGGCGTTGAAAAGATTTGAAAATAGAGGAGAAGAGTACATCGTTATCAAGGATGTGAAGCTACCAAATTCAAGCGAAAAACCAAAAGAATCAGAAACACAACAGGTGCAGCCACATCAACCTAATGTGATTCAGCCAGGCCATTACAACCAAGGTGACATGGACCTCTTCGAGATTTTCTACCACCAGTATCCGTTCAACGAGTTTAGAACAGGTATGCGAATGATTGCTGCTCGTTATTATCATAGATACCCAGACAAGAACGGACTGGAAGACTACAACAAAGGCGATGAAGTGATGCGTCGCTTGCGTGAGTATGAGGAGCGAGAAAAACATGGCAGATAAGCTAGAAATGAAAATCCGCAAAGAATATTTCGAGTTCTTGAAGCGAAAGGCCCAACAGTATCGTAAACAAGCGATGAAGAATGTCTATGATAATCCTAAGCGGTATAACGAGCTGGTATACGATGCTCGTCAATTTGACATCTGTGCTGGGTTGATTTACAGCGAGGAGAGTGACTGATGGAACATCTAACCAACAAGCAAATCGAGACCATCACCAAGACTGTGGCGGATAGAATCGACCGAGTGAGTCGCGAAAAAGCTAAGCAGCATAAAGATTACCGTTTGAGAAACACGGAACTGTTGCTGAAGAACTATCGCATGCTACGAGTGCACTGCAACGGTATCGTGGAAGATTTAGAGGTCTACGAAGATTCCGTCTATGATCCGTCAGACCTTAACCTTAATTCGCTGATGAAGTACAAAGCTAAGACAGCTAAGATGCTCGATTACTTTGACATCATCTTTCGAGCATATGGCGAACTGTCCAAGTATCGCGATGGTATGCACCGACGCTATCAGATTGTGGCTCGGATGTATGTCCGTAGCGACTGCAAACAGAATGCTAATGAGCTAGCGTCTTACTTCAATATCGACCGAAGCACCGTAACCAGAGATACCAAGAAGGCAATCGATGAACTGTCCATCATGTTGTTTGGTATCGATAGCTTTGATGACCTGGATAAGTTAAGTGGCGAATGATTTACCGCTAAATATCACGATGCACAAAACCTGCAAAAAAATGCCACATCTGGTGTGTTAATATGATAGTGTGATAAATTGAAACGGCCGAGGTTTCATTGTCATGTGACTATCTCTCAATATGGATATGGATTAGACCGCGTTACCTACTCGCGGTCTTTTCTATTTTTAGGTGGTGCATCGTATGAATCTAATGACTCCGGATATACTCCGAGACATTCGGCAGATGATACAAGACGATACACTGATTCGTTTCTACAAGTCGAAAGAGTGGCGCAGCATTCGTGCGACACGCAAGCGACTAGATAACAACGAGTGTCAGACCTGCAAACGCAACGGTCGTTACTCACCTGCCGAGATGGTTCACCATATCAAAGAGGTGCGGAACTATCCTGAGCTAGCGTTAGACCTAAGCAACACAGAGTGTGAGTGCAATGCTTGTCATAACAAGCTACACCCAGAAAAATTGTCGGGATACAACCGTACTACCGTAATTTCGGATGAAAGATGGTAAAAATTCGAGACACAGATACCCCCGGGTCGAATCAAACGCGATTTGTCTGGGGACACCGAGCAACGGGGAAGGGGTGTCGACTCCGCAAAAATATTAGTGCCTTATGAAAGGGGGGGTTGAGATGAGTAGAAAATCTACCAAAAGCCGAGTCGGAAGAATCCGACAAGACCTAATGAAGCACATTTCTGATCAGGGAATGTATGGCGAATATTTAACTGATTTAGTCGATGACTATTGTTCACTGTGGGAAGTCAAGGAAATGCTGATTGCCGACATCAAGAAACGCGGTGTGGCTATCGAATGGAAGAATAGCGAGACTTCTAAAGGCAAGAAGAAGAACGACTCGGTTGGCGAGTTGACGAAGATTAACATGCAGATGATTAAGATTCTCAATCAACTGAACATATCGCCTAAGACATTAGCTATGACCGGCGGTGATGCCGATGACGAAGAAGACTTCTAAGCCTAATCATCGTGGAAGGAAGGAGCCAAAGGAAGTTGAATATCACCCCGCCATAGACCGATACATGCATATGGTCGAGAGCGGCGAGATTGAAGCCTGCCAAGAACAGCACGCTTTGGTTAAGTTCCTAAGAGGCAAGCTAGAAAATGCCGTTATTAAGAGTGACCTAATCGACAAGGCAATAGCCAGAATGAATAAGCATTTCGATGGGCAACTATTACCATGGCAGGAGTTCATCACAGCATTCGTTTTTGGCGTGTACGACCAGGACGATAACATCATGTTTAATGAGTTCTTAGTCATGATGGGTCGTGGTGGTGGTAAGACTGGTTACATGGCGCGTGTAGAGTTTGCGCTCGTGAGTTGCGAGACAGTGCCACAATACCACATCGATATTGTGGCGACATCCGAGGACCAGGCTAAAGAATCGTTCGATGAAGTTTGGGAAATCTTGGATGACGATAAAAAGAATAACGGCGGTAAGAAATACGCTAAGCATTTCTACTTTACGAAAGAACAGTACACGTACAAGAAGACAAGGTCTCGTGTTCGGTTCCGGACCAATAACGCCAAAACAAAAGACGGTGGCCGACAAGGTGCCGTCATTTTTGATGAAATCCACGCTTATCAGAACGAGGACAGCGTGAAGGTGTTTATCTCTGGTCTTGGTAAGAAAGCCAGACCGAGACGGTTCTACTTCACCACGGACGGTTATAACCGTGGCGGTTTCTTAGACATGCTCAAGGATGAGTCGCAAATGATTCTATCCGGCGAGCGTCCTAACCGCAAGACTTTCCCGTTCATCTGCAAATTGGATGACAAGGAAGAAGTACATGACCCGTCTAAATGGGAAAAAGCTAATCCATCTATTCGATACTTTCCACATCTCATGACTGAGATGCAGGACGAGTACGAGAAGATTCGAGATCGTGGCGAATCGTTCGTTGAGTTCATGACTAAACGGATGAACATGCCAATCAACGAGAGTCGCGAGACGGTCACGACATGGGAGAACATCCAACGCGCCAACGAGGAGCTGCCGGATTTGACTGGTGCTACTTTCATCGGTGGCGTGGACTATGCCGACACCACGGACTTTTGTGTGGTCGGAATGTTGTTTAAGAAAGAGAATATCTATTACTGGATATCCCACACCTTCATTTGCCACTTGGCACTTGAGGGTAGGACCTACAAGGTTCCAATAGATGTAGCGGTCAAGGAAGGAATGGCCACCATCGTGCCAGAAGATGTGATACCACCTAGCCGAGTAGCAGGGTGGTTCTTGGAGCAACTTAAGAAATACAGACCTGTGGGTGTCGCAAGTGACTTGTACCGCATCAGTTATCTGAGCGACGAGTTCAAAGAATGCGGGTTTGATGATTTACTGAGAGCGCGTTCTGGTACGAAAACCCACAGCGAACTAGAGCCTTTCGTTAACGAAATGTTCGCTAACGGTCGTATCAAGTGGGGCAAAGACTTCATGATGAACTGGTACACATGGAACGTGTTTAAGAATCGAGACGGCAAGGGCAACCTTACTTACGAAAAGCAAGAGCCTAAGCTACGCAAGACTGACGGATTTATGGCGCTGCTGCACGCCTTGCAGTTCCGCGATAAATTAGCGACCGCACAGCCTGTCAAAATCAGACGCAAGCTACGGTCGTATACTAACTAAGGAAGGGGGACGATACATGGGGATCTTTGCAAACATTCGGGACTTTCTGTTTTCAACTGACAAGCGGAGCCAAAAGCAAATCGAAGCCTACATCGCATCTGTGGGTTCCAAGATTCAAGTCAAAGAATATGCGCTACAAATTGCGATTGATAAGATATCAAACGCACTGTCGCTAGCTAGCTTTGAGACTTACAACGAATCGAAACCAACACGCGACACGATGTGGTGGCGGTTCAACTATGAGCCAAACCAAAACCAAACACAGAACCAGTTCTTGCACGATGTCATCACACAGATGATTAAGAACAGCGACGGTGCGTTGGTTGTCCAAACAGACAGCGGTGAATTTGTGGTTGCCAAAAACTACACGATGAAACGATTTGCCTTGAAGCCAAACATCTACACAAACGTTGTGCTGCCTGGCGAATATAACGACAAGCGAACGTACAACGAGTCAGAGGTGTTACACTTCACCATCAACGATGCAAAAATCAAAGCGTGGTTAGATGCACTGTATGACGATTATGGCGATTTAATCGCAGGTTCAATCCGAAACTACAATCGTGGCAACGCATTGAAATTGGGCTTGAAGATTGGCACAATGTTCGACCAACAGTTTGGCAACAAAGAAACTGACAACGGCGAGAACATGGCGGATGCCATCCTAGACGAAATGTACGAGAAACGATTTGGCGCCATCTTATCCGACAAGGATAGCATCACGCCGATTGAAGAAGGCTTGGACATCTATACCATTTCTAATACGGTCGGCAATACCTCAAGCGGTGGTATCACCACACGCGACATTGCCGAGACGATTGCAGATGTCATCAACTACACCGCCGACGCTTTTCACATTCCACGAGGAATTATGAAAGGCGATGTAGCAGATGTCGAAGCAGTGCGTGATAGCTTTGTCAACTTCGGAGTACGGCCATTTGCCGATGTCATTGAGACAGAAATTAACCGTAAGCTGTACGGCCAGAAACGTGTGGCGGTTGGGTCTAAGTTCAAAATTCAGACTAACACCATCATGATTTATGACCTGGTTAAATTCGCTTCGTCCGCTGAAGCTCTATTTCGAATCGGTGTATACAACCGCGACGAACTTCGCTTGAAATTAGGCGAGGAAGAAATCAATGATGAGACATCGAAGGAATACGCGGTTACGAAAAACTATGAATTTACAACCGATTTGAAAGGGGGTGAACAGGATGACACTAGCGGAAATGATGCGGGCAAACAAAATTGAGCCTCGCATTAAAGCGGAGATTGCAGGCAACACCGCAGTAGTGTATATGCACGGGGCTGTGGGCGACTACTGGTTTGAAGAAAGCATCACTGCTAAATCGGTACGTGATCAGTTGGAAGGTTTTGAAGGCGATGAAATTGAGCTACATATCAATTCACATGGTGGTGACATGTTCGAAGGTATCGCAATCAAAAACTATCTGTCTAATCGGCCAGAGAAAGTGACAGCCTACATTGATGGTATTGCAGCGAGTGCAGCGTCCATCATCGCGATGTGCGCTGACACGATTATCATGCCAGTGGACACACAGCTTATGATCCATAATCCGTGGACGTATGCTGCTGGTAATGCCAAAGAACTTCGTAAGGTTGCTGAGCAACTTGAGGTGGCACAGACATCGCTTGAAGAAACGTATATGAAACGTTTTGTGGGCGAACGTGAGGAACTGAAAGCATTACTAGATGCCGAAACATTCTTGACCGCAGAGCAAGCCATTCAGTTTGGTCTGGCTGATGCAGTCGAAAAAGAAGGTTCTTTAGATACAGTGTCCGATAAGTTGGTTTCAAGCTTAATGGCTAAATACAAGAAGCCAGTGTCTAATCATCTGATCAGTGATGATAAGGCAGAGGAAGAAGAAACAACTGATGGACCCGCTGAAGAACCAGAAACAAAAGAACAACCAAACGAAGCAGTTACGATTGATAAAATCGCCGGACTGTTCGCCTAAGCCGTTAACCATACGGCTATTTTTTAAACCCAAATTTAGGAGGAAATTTTACATGAAGAATTATGATTTACTAAAAGAGAACATGTCTCAAGCACGCGAAAACTTATTCGCAGCGCTTCGTACTGAAGACAAAGCAAAACAAAAAGAGGCCTTCAATGCTTTCTTAGAAGGCTTGCAAGCAGAAGTAACTGCTCAAGTTAAACAAGCATCGGACGCATACAACGAAGGTGTTCACGATGAGTCTATCTTGGTGAAACGTGGCATCCGCCGTGCATTGACATCGGAAGAAAAACGTTTCTTCGCTGAAGCAGTAAGCAAACAAAAAATTGATGGTTTAGAATCTGCGTTTCCTAAAACAATCATCGAAGATGTGTACCGCAACTTGAAAGAGGAACACCCACTCATCAGCCGTGTGGATGTCCAAAAAGGTACCACAAGCACTGAGTACATCTACGGTGACTCAACTAAGAAGCGCGCTTTCTGGTCTACTATCCCTGCCGATATCAAACAAATCTTACTTGATGCCTTCAAGAAGCTAGACATCAAGGTTTCTAAACTTTCTGGGTTTGTTGCTTTGCCTAAGGGCTACTTTGAGTTAGGTCCAGATTGGTTGGCTAATTACGTTATCACCTTCTTGCAAGAAGTGATGGCAGCGTCATTAGAAGAAGCTATCGTCAACGGTGACGGTGACAAGAAACCTCTGGGTATGATGCGTAAATTATCAGGCGACACAAGCGGTGTTTATCCTGAGAAAGACGCTATTACCTTAGCAGACTTCAAGCCTAAGACATTAGCGGGCATTCGCGGTGCATTAGCTAAAGCTAAGACAGACAACGGTTCTGTAGTGGCGTTGGTTAACCCAACCACTTACTGGTCTAAAGTTTTCCCAGCTTTATCGTACCTAACCGTTAACGGTCAATGGGTAACAACTAAATTGCCAACTGGCGAAGAAATTGTTCCTTCCCATGCGGTGCCAGAAAACAAAATTGTATTCGGTGTGTTAGAAAACTATCTCTTGGTGGTGGCTAGCGATGTTGAAATCACTCAATACAAAGAAACTTTGGCTGTCGAAGATATGGATCTCTACATTGCGAAATTCTTCGGTCGCGGTATTCCTAAGAACGAGAATGCGTTCTTCGTTGCTGACATCGAAAATATGGAAGGTGCCACCTTAGCTACACCTGAAGCAGCAGCTGTAATTAAACCTGACGACACTATCAATCCCTAGTGGGGCTGATGGAGTCCGCACAACTCCTAGCCCGCAAGTGACGGTCAACGTATCTCCTAAAAACGCTACGGCAAAGGTAGGGGATACTAAACAATTCAGTGCGACCGTCCAAGGCATTACAGGCGGTACGGTAACGTGGACAAGTAGCCAGCCTAAGAAAGTATCAATCGATGCTAATTCTGGTCTTGCTACTGTCGAGTCTACCGCTAAGGCTACCGATAGTGTGACGATTACCGCAACTGTGGTAGGTCATCCGGAAGCCACTGCAACAGCTACATTGACGGTTACTGCTTAGGTGGTGACCGCTCATGGCTGATGTAGAACGAGACTTATTGAAGTCAGTTAAAGCACATCTACGGATCACATGGGATAGCCAGGATGATGAAATCAAAGAAATGATTGACGAAGCCAAAGGCTACATCGTAGCAACGTGTGGCGATACTGATTTTAATATCGGGATTGGGTTTACACTACTCAAGAACTACTGCCGGTACTACTGGTCCGGCAATGCGTCGATGTTCGAGATGAACTATCGGTCGTTAATCCTAAAGCTTCAAATTTGGAACGGCAGGAAAAAGAAAGGGTGATAATCGATGAAGTATGAACTGGAAGAACCGCTAAACGACGGTCTACTACAATACGGAACGATTGTCACAAAACGCGACGATAAGACTAAGAAGAAAATCGGTGAAGACTTTCAGACATCTGGAAGTCTTTACTTTTCTTTCATGAACATCAACGCGAAATACGATGTCTATAAGGTTGGTAGCATCCAATCTGTGGACATTAAAGTTAAATGCTATTACGCGCCAAACCTTACCAAGGCGCACAAGATACTACTGCAAGGACAGGTTTATGAAGTCGAGCAACTCGATGCAGACCGAGAGCGCAAGTATCTGTATCTGTACCTAAGGAAGGTAGGTGAATGGGATGGCAACCATCTTATCCAAGCAACTGAACATAGCTAGGATTGTGGAAGAACTAGAAAAGACTGGATATCCGGTGTTCGGTATCGATATCAGTCGTGACGAGGTAGCGAGCAATAAGTCGTTCATCGTCTATTACGACAAAGGCGATATCAAACCAACTGACACAAGGAACCAGTACAAGATGGACTTTACGGTTATGTTTGTAAGCCGTATCGATGAATCTATTGATGAGATTGAAGTTATTGAATCCCTGCGATTATGTGGGCTGATATTCAGAGAAACCAATCACGAAGAAGGTCGTTACCTTAACACAGACGATACCGCTAAAGCAGTTACGTTTAAGTTCCATCAAATTATCAGAATCGACAGGTGATAGGCTATGGCTAAATTCACGGTCGATATTGAATCGTCTCAGCGTCTAGCAGATGCCATGGCGAAGATTCCGGATAAGTCCGAGCGTTTGATAAATGAGGTCCTTAAATCAAAAGGATCTAAGGAAGTCATGGAATCAATCATTGGATTTATGCCAGAGAGCGAACGTAAGAAGACACACGCCAAGGACTCAAGTCCATTGAAAGCAAAGTTGTTTAACCTTGGATTCGACATCCAATCCAAGTCACCGTTCGGTTACCTGGTGTTCCCTAACGATGGTCGAGGTAAGCATAACCCACACGCTAGGGAGTTCTTTGAAAAAGGGCTTGAGGACCGCAAGGAATCTATCATGGATGCAATGCTTGACGCATTGATTAAGGCAAGCCAAGAAGCACTTGCCGGTTAATTGAAAAGGAGTGAATTAAATGGAATTGACTGAACAATTCGACAATTATGAAATCACGAACGGTATGTTCCGTCAGATGAAAGCCGGTCAACTACAAACAGCCGAAAAATTAGGCTGTACCGGTACAATCACTGTTGAAGCAGAGACAAAGAAAGTAACCAAAAAATGCGAAGGTAAAACCGCCAAGGAAAAAACCATCGTAGAAAAATTGAACTGTACTTTTAAAGGCCACATGCCAGTAGGCGTTTTGCGCAAGGTGTACGGTTTGACTGATGCAGATTTGAAAACGGGAGTTATTGGGTATAGTCGTAGCTCCGTTGGGGCATCTGGCGCATTGACATTCGATGTGTACGACTTAGGTCGCGAAAACCACAAGTTGGTGGCTTTCCCTAACATCACATTTACTGATGGCTTGAAATTCACCATCGAAAACGGTAAGGAAGAAATCGCCGAAATCGAAGTAGCATTCAGTGCCTTGTTTGATGCAAACGGCTACTGCTACTACGAAGCGTTAGCTGGTCAAGCTGACTTAGAGGAAGCCATCAAAACAGGTTGGAACTCAAGTTTCGCACCGGAGTTAGTTAAAAAGCCACAATAGGAAAGGAAGTAACTTTTGATGAATGATTTGATTACATCGTTTAAAGGAACGGACGGTAACGAGTATAGCATCGATACCCGCATCTCTATTGGCACTTTGAGAAAGGCACAGCAGGACGGGCACTTGAAGAAGGACTTACTTACTCAAATGTTAAAACGGTCCGTGAAACAAGATTCGGTGGATGTAGACGACATGGTAGGCGCAGCATACGTTGCATACTCTAACGCAGGTGGCAAAATGCCATATAGCGAGTTCTTAGAGATCCTACCGCTTGATTTCGAAATCTTGGGTAACATCTTTGCCCAAATGGTAACGGGTGGCAAGCCAGTTGACGTATCGGCTTACCGCAAGGAAATCGAGAAGAATACAAAAAAGCCAAATCATCATCATCAAAAAAGATTCCAAAACTAACATTCGAAATGATGGGCGTAGATGACTTTATATGTCACTACGCCTTTTTTTTTGGACTAGGAGTCGATTTGGTGATGACATTTCCTATCCACGATGTCGTGGAAATGGGGCTGACAAAAGTCACCATCGACGCGTGGAAGAACAGCGAGTAAGAAATTTAAATATGAAAATAAGGGGGTGAATCTATGGCAGAGAATGAAGTAAAAGTCACGTATAAAGCCGTCAATGCCGAGTTTAATTCTGGCATCCAATCCATGAACCAAGCAATCACATCGCTTAACAAAGAGTTTGGCGTCCAGAAAGAACAGATGAAATTGACGGCTAGCAGTAGCGAGAAGTACGAAGCTGAGTTAGCTAAGCTGAACAAAGAGCACGAGATTGCGGTTCAGAAAACGAAGCTGACGGCAGAGGCTTACGAGAACGCTAAGCGTCTCATGGGCGAGAACTCAAAAGAGGCTCAGCAGTGGGGCAATAAACTCTTGGATGCTGAGCGTAATGAAGCACGTTTAGGCAATGCCATTACTGTGGCCAACGGTAAACTAGCCGAAAGCAAGGCATCGATGAGTGAGACAGCCCAGGCAAGCGAACGTAACAAGCAAGCTATTGCTGATCTCGAAGCAGAGCAACGCAAGCTTGGAGCCGAGAGCCAAAAGCTGAATAGCGAATTGAAGCTAGAGCAGTCCGCTTTATCTTCAAGCGCAACCGAAGCCGAGAAACTTGAGTCGGCTAAGAAAGGTTTGACGAAGCAATCTGAACTGGTTGGTCGCCAGATTGAGAACCTGGAGAAGCAACTGGATCTAACTAAGAAAGAGTACGGAGAGAACTCCGAAGAAGCTTTGAAGTTAGAGTCGGCATTGAACCAAGCCAAGACCTCGTTTAATACCATCAATAATGAGATGGATAACCTTGGTAAGTCCGGTAAGACGGCCGGCGAAGGCATGGACCAGGTTAACAATACGCTTAAAGCTGAGTTGCTACTTAACTTTAGCGAGAAGCTAGCTGATGTCAGCCAGAAGTTAATCGACATTGGTCGTAATGCTCTTGAGGCATTCAAGCAGGTTGATGAAGGTTTAGACACTGTGGCCACCAAGACGGGGGCTAGTGGTGAAGCTTTGGGAGCTATGCAGGACATAGCTAAAGAAATTGCTACGACTGTTCCAACTGATTTTAAGACCGCGGGTTCGGCGGTCGGTGAAGTGAATACTCAGTTCAAACTGACCGGCGATAACCTTAGAGAAGCATCTGAGCAGATTATCAAATTCGCTGAAATCAACGGATCGGATGTCACGAACTCAACCATCAACGCTAAGCGAGCGCTTGAGTCCTACGGCCTATCTGTGGACTACCTTGGAGAAACCTTGGATGAGGTAACTTACATCTCTCAAAATACAGGTGTATCGGTAGATACGATTTTCCAAAAGGCCACACAGTTAGCACCACAGATTAAATCTTTGGGCCTGTCGTTTGACGAGGGGGCTTCACTGGTTGGTAAGTTCGAGCAGAACGGTCTTGATTCAAGTGCGGTCCTAGGTAAGATGACCAAGGCGGCCGCAACGTTTGCTAAAAAAGGTCTCACAATGAAAGAGGGCCTTGCGCAGACGGTCGAGAAGATTAAGAACGCCACAACCGAAACCGAAGCTTTGAACGCAGCGAACGAGGTGTTTGGTAACAAGGGCGGTCAGCTAATCGTGGACGCTATTCAGCGCGGGGCGTTGAGTTTTGAAGATTTAGGTGAGGCGGCATCCAATGCAACCGACACCGTATCCGAAACTTATGACCGAACGATTGACCCTATCGACCGATTCCAAGTGGCACAGAACAATGTGACGCTTGCTATGAGCGCGGTGGGTGATGCGATTGCAGCGACTTTTGCCCCTGCTATGGAAGGTCTAAGCAACATTATCAAAGGCATCGGAGAATGGTTTGAAAAACTGCCTGGACCGGTTAAAGAGTTCGCCATAACGCTTGGCGGAGTACTCACCGTGGCCGGCGTAATTGCTCCGATATTCTTGGCACTATCGGCAGCAGCTGCTGCCTTCGGTCTGACATTGGGTGGACTAATAGCAGCAGCCGCACCAATCATTGCGACGATTGCAGGTATTGCAGCCGCAATAGCCGGACTGGTCGTAATCGTAAAATGGCTGTGGGAGAATAACGAAGGTTTCCGAGAGGGCGTGATTGCTATCTGGGAAGGTCTGCAAGAGTTCTTTGCGACCACGATTCAAGCAATCTCTGATGCGATTCAAGAGGTTTGGAGTTTCCTGACACAGTGGTGGGAAGAGAACCAAGAGACCATCATTACAACTGCCACAACCGTGTGGGAAAGTGTGTCGAGTGTCATTCAATCAGTGATTCAAGCAATCTCTGATTTGGTTACATCGGTCTTTGGCACGGTCATTCAATGGTGGAACGATAACCATGCTCTGATTGCTCAGACCGCACAAACAATTTGGACCACAATCCAGAACGTTTGGAACGGTATTGTAACCACAATCCAAAACGCCATGGCAATACTCATGCCATATTTACAGGCATCATGGAACACCATTAGTTCGATTGTATCGACTGTGTGGGGAGTTATCAGCGGGTTAGTAAGTACTGCGGTTAACACTATCCTCGGTACGATAAAGGCCGTTATGCAACTTATCAACGGTGACTGGTCCGGTGCATGGAATACGATTAAGTTAACCATATCAACAGCATGGGCTTCGATTCAAACGACAGTCTCGACCGCAATCAACGCAGTATCGACGACATTTTCTAATGTGTTAACCGGTGTTAAGACCACCGCTACTAATATCTGGGAAGGTATTAAAACGGTGTTTACTAACGCGCTGAACGCATTGAAGAATATGTTTAACTTTAGTTGGTCCTTGCCAAGTATCCCACTGCCACACTTCAGCATCACAGGTAAGTTCAGTCTGAACCCGCCATCTATCCCACACATTGGGGTTGAGTGGTACGCCAAGGGTGGTATCATGCGTAACCCTACGCTGTTCGGACGGAACGGTGGTAACGCCATGATTGGTGGAGAAGCAGGACCAGAAGCAATCTTACCGCTCAATCCGCATGTATTGAGCCAGATTGGGCGAGGTATCGCAGAGGCTAGCCAGTTAGTCAATAATAGCTACGGTGGCAATACGGTCAATATCACAGCTAATGTAGCTAGTGATTATGATGTATACCGCATGATTGATATTATTGATGACCAACTAGGAGACCACAGAATGAATATCGCTAGAGGAACAGGGGGTTAATAAATGTTAGATGTACTATTTGACGACTTAAAAATAAGCGACTATGGTATCTGCCTAACCGAACGCCCTGTCATTCCTGTGGCGGTAAGGGAAGTAAAACACTATGACGGCATCGATAGTCGAGACGGTAGTCTAACGGAGTTTGGCGGTTTTAAGGACCGCCTTTTTAAGTTAGACTGCAACCTCTTAGAGGACATGCCAATCAAGGCTTTGATTCGCAGATTCCGTGGGGCGCTCTTGTCTAAGCGTCTGCCTAAACTGGTACTGACCGATGACCCAGAGTTCTACTATATCGTCAAAGATATCAAGATGGGTAACGTTGAAAATGAGTACCACCTCAAAGGGAGTTTTACGATTGCAGTGACTCTTGACCCATTCGACTATAGCAAGGATAAAGTAGTTAAAGAGAAGGACCCAGGTAACGCTAACGTGATAAACGTTGTCAACGGTGGTACATACCACGCGCTGCCAATCATCACTGTGGCCGGCACTGGAGAAATCACTATCCGCACAAACAACAACTATCCAATCACGCTAAGTGATATGAATGGGAAGGTTGTTATCGACTGTGAAGCTAAACATTACTATGATCCCGAACGAGACAGTGGGCGCAACGTAAAACTGTATACCAAGAAGTTTCCGGTGTTAGAACCTGGCGCAAACAAGATACAAGCGAGCGGTAACGTGACGGAGTTCAAGGTTGAATTTAAGGAGCGGTGGCTATGATTTCAGTATTTCCATCTGATGCTACGAATGACAAGAACTCATTGCAAGCAACAGGCTACCCTATCTTAGACAACTGGTGCACATCAGCAGAGTTAAACATGACGCTAAACGGCGAACAGTATGTGTCGTTCTCTATTCCAATCAAGGCAGAAGGTATCAAGCGAGAACTCTTGCCTGCTGAAATGGACATTATCAAAATCATTGATAACGAAGACGAGTTCGACTACTACCGCATCAAGAAAATCAAACGCAAGGGCGGTCTGCTAGATTACCACGCAGAGCACATTAGCTATGACCTCATCAGCAACATTATCGAAGATATTAACATCGTTCGTCTGACCGGCCGAGAGGCGATGGCTAGAATCCAAACTGGCACACAGTACAATCATCCGTTCGAGATGTCCAGTGATATAGCAGAGCTTCGGAATATGCGTATCGTTCGCATGAATCCTATTCAAGCTATCCTGGCAAGCAACAAGGACAATAGTTTCGTCAATCGATTCGGTGGTGAGCTGAAGCGTAGACGATTCAGTCTGACGATGAACCAACGCATAGGCTCGGACCTAAGCGACTCGATACGGTCCGGTAAGAACCTAACAGGATTTGAGTCAGAGTTAGATTTCGACTCGGTCGCAACACGCATCCTACCGAAAGCTAAGAACGGTGTCATGCTACCAGAAAAGTATGTGGACAGTCCGATTATCAATAATTATCCATTCCCTAGAATCAAGGAAATTAGCTATCCTGTGGAGTTTGAAGGCGAGTTCGATAAATTATCCGAGGACGAGAAGAAACGCGTCTATGAGGAGCTGAGAGCGTCTGCTAAGCGCGATTTTTCGAACGGCATTGATAGACCGAAAGCGACCTATAAGGTGCAGTTCATCCAGTTAGAACGGACCGAGGAGTATAAGGACTACAAAGCCCTTGAGAACGTGAAGCTAGGTGATAAACTGACCGTCCACGAAGAAACGTATGACATCGAAATTAGTGCGCGAGTCGTGAAGATTAAATACGACCTGCTGAATCGTAAGTACCTAAGCGTGACGCTTGGTAGCTACAAGAACGGTATCGTCCAATCCACGATGAAGACTGAATATAGTGCCCAGTCTAAAATCGAGGAAATCGCACGACAAGCTAACGTGATGATGAAGTCGATTGACGGTAAGAGCACAAATCATTTTGGACCAGACCAACCTGCCACGGCGGATGAGAACGACCTGTGGGTTAAACGTGTCGGAGATCGTATCACGATGTATCAATACCAACGCGTAGATGGCCGTCTACAGTGGGTGGACATTGGCGGTGACGATAATAACCGAGAGGTCATTAAGCGACTGGAAGAGTTAGACGCGCAAGCCAAAGCGTTAGGTACTCGATTGGACAATCTAAACTTGCCATCCGGTCTATCGTTAGAAGAGATGGCTGCCAAGATTGAAAAGCTAACCGAGCAAAGTAACGTGACGATTAAGGCAGTCGGTAACGACGCTAACATGATTTACACTGAGAACCGCATCCAGGAGGAAGTGGTGACGAAAAACGGTGTAACCGTAACGGTCGAAGATGAACGCCTTGTATTACGCCACAACGGTAGTGGCCACACGCCTGGCGAGCAGTATAATGTGTCGTTTGAAATGGAAGAAACCGAACGACCATACAACACACTAGCCGTGGCCAACAGAGACGGTAAGCCATTCAATTATGTGGCGGTTCCGTCTAATACGCATTACCTGCAGAAGGCCGGAACGAGTGCAGACGGTTCGACTCAAAGGTCTACGCGAGTCTATCACGATACCTACACGCTCACGATTCGAGCAGATGGTTACTATCCAATGGTCGTAAGCGTGAAGGTCAAGGAAGAAGTAAGTAAAGAAACGCTTGTCAGCATCGGTCTGATTGCGATGCAAGTAAGTGTGAATAGCATCATTGATGGCTTGAAGAATAAACTGACCGTCACAAACGGTGATGCAGGTTATATCGGTTTAGCTATGACTAATTTAAACGAAAGGTGGGTGCAACAAATCTAATGGCAATTCCTAAATTAAAAGTTACCAAACGAGGTGCTAGAGAATTATCTGGCCCTGGCGAGGTGATTATTACGAAGGTTGGGTTTGGACATAACTATGAAACTGATATGGAGAGGGCGTCTATTAGTGGCGTCACAAGTATCGCCTCATTCCAACCAACCGTGACTCAAGAAGGTGACTATCAAATTATTGATGTGACCTTTGATAACGAGAATACAGGCAAGGCTCAGTATGCCAATACCTTCATCAAAACCATCGCGATTATTGCCAAGAAAGGTGCAAGTGGTGAAGAGTTCATTTTATATGGTGGGTCTGATTTGCAAGGGGTACACGTTCAACCGAACAGCTTTGGTGCGCCACATCAGCTACTCCAATTCGTATTCAAGGTAAGGCTAAGTGGTGATGCGAATATCACAGTACAAGCAAGCGAGTTACCTGGATTGGCCACTGCTGATTCGGTGAATCGGGTGAGTGAAGTCTTAGGGAAGTTGAAGAGTGGGTCAACGATTGAGCAAGCACTGGACCTAGCAGGCCTTAGGGTCTTGCTGGGGACTACAGGTAAGCAACGAGCACCGCAAGACCTAGACACCTTGGGCACGCCTGGAATTTACTGGTACGAGCAGAGCCACAACACAAGCAGTAAAGGGATTGCTTCCGGTTATGGTTTTATCCTTGTGTTTAGCAATATGGTTGGCAATCCGGGCCAAGCTGGCAACTTTACATGGCAAGTATTTTACGGAACTAATGGCCGTATTTGGGTAAGAACACGCGTAAATACCGGTGCTTGGAGCGTTCAACCGGTGGCGAGTGGTGAGTATCTAACCAACACACTTAAACGCCTTGGTCTTGATGAATGGGGCTTTGGTTTCAATACCGCTACTTGTCCTAGTGGCACCAACTTTGGCACTTTCATAGGGTCTAGCGCAGTGCCTATTGGCTTTAATATCGTCAAAGACAATAACCCGCCAGCTAAGACGGTGTACGTTTGGAAGCAGTCAAATGCTATTGCTAGTTGCTTTGCGATGTCGGATAACGGGTCATTCTTTACCGCTACATTGAATGGCGGGCGATTGAGTGAATGGCGCGACCTATCCCAACCACTAGCTCCGCTAGTTTCAACCGGTCAGTTTTCTGTCTACTTACGGTCTAACGCAGTGCCGGTAGGTAGCGTGCCGGTTAAAGATAGCGTATCGGGTGCTTTCGGTACGGTGACTAAGATTGACAACAATAATGTATTCTTCACGGGTGCGATGCGCAAGCAAGGCAAGACCTATCAGGTAGCGTTCGCTATCGTGGATGGTATCGTTCCTAGTGCATTTACCGAGTGGGCACTTACCTAAGGTGTGGTGAGATATGACGATTAAGGTTCAACACAATAACAAAGAACCAGTTCTATTGGAACCGGTCAACGGTCGGTACGTGTTTCCGTACACCGCTGAGACTTCTAAGGACACCGTAACTATCCACAACATGAGCCACGATGATATCCGTGTGGATAACAAACTGATTCGGCTCATGCTTCGTCATGGCACGATACCAGGACAGTATGTTCCGAACGAGTCTGAAGCCAGTCGAGTGCAAAACATCTGGTCGAATCTGCAGAAGGTTCAGCAGTTCATGGAAGACCGAGAGCATGGTCTTCAAGCGTTGATAACCACATCGGTTAACGGTGTCCTTGAGCAGTTCGTGGATAGCAAAGGCAACCTACAAACTGACACCGCCACGGTAGCTGGCAAGATTCTAGCTAGAGTTAAATCAGCCACAGCTGAATCCGTCAGAGAACAGGTCCCTGGTTTAATCCGAGACAGTGTGACGACCGAGCATTTTAAATCGGTCGTTCAGCAGTCTGGCGATAACATCATATCCGCTATCCAGGATAAGGGTGGCGGTGTGGTGAGTGCTATCAACCAATCTCCGGACGGGGTGCAGGTCAAAGGTAAGCTAATCTCATTAGATGGCGAAACGAAGATGACAAACGCGTTTGCTAAGACGCTCGTCACTGAGAAGCTAACATCATCCGATGTTAAATCATTCGCATCTACTTTCGCATCCAGTTTTATCGGTGGCCTTACCGCCGATACCGTAGCAACAAGAGAGTTGCAAGCGAAATTGATTCAAACCGATGTACTGAGGGCCTACAAGGGCTATGTCGGCGGTTTCCAGATTGGTGTCCACGAGAAATGGGACCAACGGTCCAACTATCTAACTGGTGCTAACTCGTTTAGCGTTGGGATGAGCGACGGGATAGGTGGTTATAATAACGCCGCGCTTTGGGTTAACTGGGGCTATAACTGGAATAAAGCCGGAGACACAGCGTGGTATGTTACCCACTTTGGTGAAATGTATTGCCGGAATAAGTCGTATTTTGACAGTACGGTTCATATTAAACTCGGCATGGAATTGTCGCCTGGTGCAAGGATACTCAAACGGGTAGATTTACCTAACGGTGGGTATACCTACGATGCGCCAGTGTGGGGCGATGAGTTCCAAAAATTCAAATCCCAAATCGAAAAACAATCCGACCGCAAACTAAAGACTAACATCCGACCAACTGATGTATCGGCAGTCGATTTAATCAACCGGTTAGACCTCATGCAATATGACTGGAAATCTGATGGCAGTCATGAGCCAATCGGTTTGATTGCTCAAGAGTTGTACGATGTATTGCCAGAACTTACCACGGAGTACGATGATGCGTTACGGATCAAATACATTGATTTTATTCCGTACCTGCTGAAAGCAATCCAAGAACTATCGAAAGAGGTGCAAGATGCAAGAACTGCCTACGCAAGCTGATTTTTTAGCGCAAGAGGTTGCTAGATTATCTAAACAGAACGCCGATTTACAGGTGGCATTATATACCGCCTACGCTAGAATCGAGCAACTAGAACGAGAGAAAGGAGACGATGCCGATGCTTTACGAGGTGAAGGAAAAAACGGCGATTGAGCTTAAACCAGGTGAAGTCCAAACACGATGCTTAATCCAACGGTTAGAACCACTCAAGTACCTAGCGTGGAATCTGCCAGGGGACTGGTCTAATCGGACCGATGAAGAAATCGTGAACGAGATTCTTGAGTTAGACTATCGCCTATCCTATGGCAATCGTGCCGAGGAAGAGGAACGCAAACGCGTAAACACTTTGCTTAAAGGCTACGAGCAACAACTCAAAGAGGCCAACGAATTGGTCGATGAGACACGCAAGACTGTGGGCGGTGTATCTACCCACATGCCGTTACTCCAAGCTGATGTCGATTTGCTTTACGATGTCATTCCAGGCATTGCAAAACTAGTCGGCTACCAACTGCCAGAAGAGTTCGAGACCGAGGAAAATAGCGATTCTGACGGTCACGAGCCGGATGGCCACACTGACACAGACGAGAAAGGAGATGAGCATCATGGGACTACTGAAGAAGCTAATCCCGTGGGAGATTCGGAAACCAGTCATGTTAGCGAAGGGGGTGAGACACATGCGGTACAAAATTAACATGTATGACGCTTGGTTCGTTGCTAAGTGTATCTACGATGGCGTTATGAAACTTGAAGAAGTGCCTAAACGGGCGAAGAAGTTTCGTGAAGCGGTCGTATCGTTCTTAGAGCGGATGAACGCAGGGGAAGAAGTCGAAGCACCAAACTAAGCCACAGAGAGCGTCTAATTTAACGGACGCTCTTTTCTTTTGAGGAAAGGGGGAAAGGTATGCCTGGGAGCACAAGCATCAGCTCTGAGGTGTTAGGATACATCGTTGGCGTGCTAATTCCAGTTGCGGGTCTGTATCTAAACAACAAGAGCAAAATCACTGAACAGGAGCACCGCATGACGATGATAGAAGCCGGACAGAATTACATCCAAAAGCTATCAGAACAAAACAGCCGCAGACTCGATGAGCACGATGAGCAGAACAAAATAACTTATCAGCTAGTCGAGCAAATAAAAGCAATGAAGGAAGACTTGATTGAGATCAAGCAGAAATTAAACTAGGAGGAATTCATTATGAACATCAATCTAAAACTACGTTTGCAGCATAAGGCTTTTTGGGTCGCTTTAATCGGCCTAGTTGTCTTATTAAGCCAACAATTAGGCGTTAAGATTTTCCCGGATAACATCGCAGATATTACCAATACAGTATTGGCTATTGGTGTATTAGTTGGCGTTATCAACGACCCTACCACTGCAGGGTTGGGGGATAGCAATCAAGCTTTAGGGTACGAAAAACCTAAGGAGGACTAACAATGGGAAACTCGTTTATCGAGCAAATCGCGCCATTGGTCCAAAAACACCCGTCAAAGATTTTTAACAGCGTTACGATTGCCCAGGCCTGCCTCGAGTCGGCCTGGGGCCAATCTGACTTGGCGCGAGGTGGCAATAACTTATTCGGCATCAAGGCTAGCGCGCCTTGGACTGGTCCAGTTTTCAACAAGGACAGCTTGGAGGAGCGTTCCGGCGTACTCAAACCGGAGAACTCAGACTTCCGCTCCTACGCGACTATCGAGGACTCTATCGCGGATCATGCTAGCTTTTTTGAGAGCACAGACTACCGCAAGCAGTACTACGCTAAAGTCCTCAACGCGTCAACGCCGGAAGAGCAAGCGCGCGCTCTTACAGGTACATACGCGACAGATAGTCGTTATGGTGATAAGTTAATTAACTTCATCAATCAATACAATCTCAAACAATATGACGCACCTGCGCCATTATCAACACAAGGGGGAAGTACAGTGACAATCGCTTATCCTGAAATTATCAACGACTCTATGTTCGGTGGTATGGCCGGTCGACGGCCAACAGAAAGACCTAAGTATTACATCATGCACAACGATGCAGGCGGTGCTAACTACTTAGGTTACCGGTCATGGCTCAAATCTCGCATTGCAGCAGGTGAGTCAGACAAAGGGTTCGCGCATTACTACATTGACCGAAAAGGTATCTTGCGAGTAGAAGATACTTACAACGGTACATGGTCTTGTGCTAACTACGATGCCAACATGAACTCTATCGGCTATGAGGTAAACGAACAACTCAAGGCATCCGACGAAGAGTTCTTAGCTAACGAAGACATGGTCTTACGCCAAATGGCTGAGGATATGACCTACTATGGTGATACTCCAAACAGTTCCAACATTCGTTTCCACAATGAGTTTTCTTCTACTTCATGTCCTGCACGTTCTTTAGAATTGCATGGCGGATCTAATGAGTCGTTGCGCCGATACGTTATCGACAGAATTAAGTACTATCAATCTTTAGGCTCAACAGTCCAAGAAATGATTGATGCTGAAAATGGCGGAGCAACAAAGGCAACCAAGCAACAGACCGGTTGGATTGACAAAGTAGAGAATGGCAAGAAACGCTGGTGGTTCCGCAATGAAGACGGAAGCTACAAGAAATCTGAATGGTACGAAGAATACGGTAATTACTATTACTTCGATGATGAAGGTTGGGCTGCCCAAGACTGCATCAAAGAAATCGATGGTAAGAAATACCACTTTGGACCTAACTGCGTTATGACTATTGGTTGGAAAGAGCTTGAAGACAAATGGTATCACTTCAACCGTCGTGATGGTTACATGGAAACTAAGACCACGGTTGAAGGTAAGGATGGTAGACTCTACTATCTTACTGAAGACGGGTCTATGTTATCCAATACCGAGGTCAAAGTAGCCGAGGACGGTTCACTTATCGAGTCCGCGACCGGCAAGCCAATCGGCACAATGTAGGTCCATTAAAATAGACCAACTAAAATAAGTCCGGAAAACCGGACTCTTTTTATGACATCACCCCTAGGCTTCGGCCTGGGGGTCTTTTTTATTTGCATTCAACCATTGCAAAATATGCAACAGTTGGTTTGGCTTCTATTTACAGTTTTGGGCCAAAAAGTGTATTTTCATACCGAAAAAAATAGGCTAAATACGCAAAAAAGTGAATAAAAGCGTTGACTACTACCTATAAAGGTAGTATAATAAGAGTATAGAAAGGAGGAAAACGATACGGAAAGAAAGGAGGAGCTTACGAGTGGGTAAGAAAAATAAAAAACCACTGAAGCTAAAGAACAAGTTTACCGTCAAAATAAACCTGTTGTTCTTAAGCTTCGAGTGGTCAATCGAAATCGGGGGCTAACGCCCTCGGCCCCTTCGGGGGTCATACCCATTATAGCACACAAACAAGATGAAAGTAAAAACAAAATTCAAAATCACTCGTCATCCATTTGATTGGAAGGCGCTCATCGGTTGGCTCGTATTCATCGCAATACTATGGCTAGCACTTAAGTAGGAGGCACACAATGAAAGCAGATTTAGACAAAATCAAATGGCTAATGGAGAACCAAAGCATTTACTCAATCAGCAAAGCAACCGGAATCAGCCAAACGACGCTAGGCCCATACAATTTGGGCCAGCGAGACTTTGGCAACATGACATTAAAGAACGCCAGCACGCTGACGGAATACGCAGAGAAGCTAATGGAGGACGATGACAATGTGGACGACAGAGGAGCAAGCAAGGCTAACTAA